CTGCTTTAGCGTGTCCTGCTGGATATCGTAACACTTCTCCAGTCTCAGAGTCGGTTGCATCGTATGCCTTTCCATAAGGTGCTGGGTCAATAAACATCTTCTTAACCCAATGATGTCCCCGTCCACCGGGGTTGGTAGTAGCCCTCATGAAGATAGGCAAGTCAGGAGCAGTGGACCTTAGACGACTTCGCATGTAGTTCCATGCGTATGGTGTGGACCATTGGGTAAGTTCGTCAAACCCTATCCAGCTAAAAGCCAGACCCTGATAACGCAAGACATCTTCATCTCTATCAAGATAAGACATCCACAATCTTGCACCAGATGGCGCAGTCCACTGCATCTTGCGTTCCGACCACTTAATACCGGGCCAGATTTTTGGGTACAACTCCTGCGATTTAAATATAAGTTCACGCAGTTCTTCAGTTGTATGCCGGAGCAACAGTCCACTAAACTGTGGATGTCCCATATACCTTAACGGGTCTGCCAGCATAGCGTAGGACTTCCCACCACCTGCTGAACCACCATATAATACTTCACGTTCACTTGCTGCCAAGAAATCGGTCTGTGGACCGGGGTTAGGTTTGAACAGCACATTCGCTGTTTCTTCTATAGCAGCAGTCTCGTATTCAACCGTATCTGCAAGTGCCTCAGTTTCTTTTATTTCAACTGTTGGCTTTTGCGCCTGTTCTGGCTTCTTGGATTTCTTTCGCCTTGGCGATTGCCGTTTCCGCATAGCTTGCCCACTTGCGGAGGCTTGCAGCTTGGTTCTTACGTTGTCGCTCATTATCTAACCGTTTCCTTAAACCCACATGCGATATGTATCTACCGCTGTTTTTGCTTAACCAGTTTGCTACTTCACGATATGAGTATTGTTTTACGTGTTGTCTGGCTTTCTCTAATAAGTCTAGTTCAGTCTTAACGGGGTCAAGTATGTCGGGGTCATCTTTGTTTAGTTCATAGCCAAATGGTACAGTCCTTGCAATGCGTGGTATCTGTACCCATTCGTTTTTTTCTTTAATGTCTGTTGGCTGTGGAAGTTTCCATTTGCCTACACTTCTAGTCATCGTCTTCTTCTACAACTGCTTTAGGTGGCATGAGCATAACACCGCCACTTGCTTTAACTTCCATCTTCTCTGTCTTCACCAAACCTACACGGTCAAGCAATTCTTTGGCAGCAGACATCTTATCACGAATGCCAAGTTCAGTTGGGTCATACAGCGCACCTGTCATTGCAAGTGCAGCCTTTGGTGCATTACGTGCCATGTACATCTGAGTAGCTTCCAGAATCTCTTCTTTCAAACCTTTTACAATAGATGTAGTAGGTGTAGTATCTGCATAGCCAGCAAGTTTCTTAGCAGCAACCATGTCACCACTTGCCTCGTCAAACAAGACATCTAAAAACTTTTGTTGCTTTTCGTTTAACTCTCTAGCCATTTATTTACCTTTTTTTAGGCAAGCCTTTGCCTTTTTACATTTTGCAGGGGTCTTACAACCTTTACATAACTTCATGACATCTCTCCACTATACATAGAATGTGCTAATTTTGTTGCTCTTAATTTTACCTGATTTGCCCACCTGCTGTCAAGCATTTCTTTTGATGCGGTAGAAAAATCTTCATTGTGTATGGCTTCCCACATCTTTTTAAATTTACACAAACGGGGTACGCCCATATTAAATGCCATATCAACTAAGATAAGTTGACGTACAGCGTCTAACCCGTCTACGCAAGGGTGCGCACGTATCAGTTCATCTTCGACAATCTGCACGTCATTCTCTGCAAGAAGAATGGCATCTGCTTCTGTAATACCATATTCATATATATGGTCAAGTGTGATACCCATATCTTCTAACTCTTCATCAGTAATGCCACGGTCTTCTAAGTTGCGACCAATACCAATCGTGTCAATACCAAGAGTGTCCTGATATACCTGAAGCACTAAACCTTCATGGTGAATTAGTTTCTGTATAAGTATGCTTTTATTATATTTCATCAATTAAACTTTTCTGTTCTCGCCGCCCATCCAGATACCAAATGCACCTGTCATGGCTCCCATTACAACGCTTACAAAGGCTGACTGTGCGGCTGTCGGGTCTTCCAATCTCATAAACCACTCTGCACAACGCCAACTCATCAGTGTCATTACAAGCATCATAAAGCGTGGTAGTATCTTCCACTTTAATACCTGTTCGGCACTCACTTACTTACCTGCTTCACCTTTTCAAATGTCCTTAAACCACCAAGTCCTAACATGCCCATCAATACAGTCATCAAACTTCCCATGTCAAACTCAGGTAAGTCAGGTAACTCAAAGCCAGCCATGCTTGCACCAAAGATAACAAATGGAGAAATGACAAAGTGCCATGCTAACGCAACGCCGCATGTCCAGCCAATAAATGGTCTCCAACCAGCGACAAAGATATTACGATGCTGTGCTTCAGCCTTATTGATTTCAAGTTGACCTTTGGACAGTTCTTGTGCATGGCGTTCTGCCATAGTAGCAAGGTCATGTGCCAGTTGTGCTTTTTGGTCTTTGTCTTCAATAAACTTATCAAGTAAGCCTGTTACTGGTCCGATTAATGCTTGCAGCATATCTCTGTCCTATCTCATATCGAAGTATTTCTACTCGTGTTTCCCAATCAGGAAACTCTTCACGCAAAAGAGTTATGTTATGTTCCTCTGCGAAACTGCGCAGTCTTCTTTGCAATTCGCTTTGGCTGTCGTACAAATTGTTGTCCTGCACGTGTACCTTCTCTCTTAGCCTTAGTTGTAGCAGAGTATTCAGCACTTGTCAAGGACTTTATTGCTTTTGCAGGTAAATATCTTTCACCTGTTTGTGATGAGGGTTTACCACTTTTAGTTCTCCAGTCTTGCTTTGTCCAAGCAACTAAACTCTTTTGTGGCTTTCTCATTAAAACATTCCTCTGCGTTTCATACCAAAATAAACTACAATAGCTAGAATGCTTAGTCCTACAATACATGCAATAGATAGAACAGCTATCTCTAACATCTGTTGTCGTTTTCTTTGCGCTTCTTCTTGTGCTTCTTGTCTAGCTTTTCGTGCTTCTGCTTGAAACTTCTGCCAGTCGGTCCATAATCCCGGACGACCCATGATTATCATTATCTGCTTTAGTTCTTCTTCTTTTTCTTTGATGGCTTCAAGTGCCATGAACTCTTCAAAGTCATTGCCCCTATAGAATGGGCTATTCTTTTTATCTGATACTTTTCTCTGTAAAGTTTCTTTGCCATCTACAAATTGAGCAATCTGACTACCAACACTGGCTATGTCACGTCCATTGCTTATTGCTTGTTTAATAACTCCGAAGGCTGCGTTAGCAGCGGCTAATTCTGCTAACATTTAATAGACCTTTACTGAGCCTTTCTTTAGATACTTAGGGACACAATATGCGGTAACACGGTCTCGTTCATCCACCCAATCACGATAGGTGTAGCTTCCATAACGTCTTGACACTTCAGCGGCATAGAAGTTGCAATCCGTAATACTCCTGAAATACATGTCTCCACTAGCAAGGTAGCGGCTTTCTCCAGTTCCGATGTAGACAAGTAACAAGAAGACATGGACCATCCTATCATTATTTATTTACAGCATCGTCATGCAGTATCCATTGTAACCGCAAAATATCTGAACGTAATGCTTCAATGTCTTTCATAGTAACATGATTTACCATTACTTCACGCATTTCAAGTTGAAGGTCATTTACAGTTTTCATATTCCATGCAGCCAATGCTATAAGCACTGCCATCAATCCACCAATGATTTGTTTTTCCATTATGACTTATAGCCCCCACCTGCTGCCTTGTATTCACGTGCCAGCATCTGTGCCTTACGTGCTGACCATTGACCGGGCTTACCACCTTTGCTGCCAGCCTTAATCTTTTCAAATAATCTTTTTCTCATTGCTGGCTTAGTGTAGTTGCCAGCTTCATTAACTCTACTTTTGCTCTTCGTTTTAGGCTTCGCCGATTTGCCAGCTTTTCCAACTGACCCACCCGCCTTGAGTTTTTGGCCTTTCGCCACTCCTTTAATTGTTCCTTTTTGGGCCGATGCGTAGAAGATGTCCTCACCTTTTTTCTCCCCATACTTCTTGGTCATGGCAGATTTAATCTTTTTCCCTTTTGTTGTAAGAGGCATCTCCTTTAACTCCGTTGTGGTAGGTAAGATTCACGCAGTTTTACAATTACTGTAACTGCGCTATTGGCACTAGCAAGACCACGTAGTTTATCATTTTTAAAAAGCCAGAATGGGTCATCGTTAATATGGACCATTGAATTGGCTTCAATGTCCACAGTCTCTGCAATCGTGAAATATGTGGTGGTTTGACTGTCATACCAGTCTAGGCTAAATGTAACTTTAGATGAACTAACATTGCTAATGAAAATACTGTCTACTTCTGCTTCATAGTTTGGCGGTACAGTATAGATGTCTTGATTGCTTGTTGTCAGTTCAAGTCCAACGGTGCGGTTCTTTGTTTCCATGTTATGCTCCGTCAGTCAAATCCCAGAAAGCCAGACATCCAATAATGTCATCCGTTCCTGAAATAGTTCGTGCAGCAAGCGTATATACA